CATCAAGAGTAGCCAGTATGACGATAGGCTGAGTAACGTCTAGATTGTGGAAGTCCGTGTCACCGAAAGCAACGCTGCGACGCGCACCTAGGCACAGGTCTATCGCATCAAGGATGGTCGATTTTCCGCTATCGCCTGGCCCGATCAAGCAGTTAATGCCAGCGGACGGTGCCCAGGACATCTTTTGTATCGAGCGAAAGTTTTGGATTGCGAGATGGCAAAGCTTAGCCATGAACTGCTCCGGATGTTTTTCAGTATGCCAAGCATCGTAACGCAGCAACCTGAGACGAATATCTAGAAATCACTAAACGGCTACTAAGGCGAAAAGACTCTATTGGGAACAAAAGATTCATTCAGAATTTTTTTGGCCATCTCGGTTTCAATAATCGATGGTTTGAACTGGACAGTAAATAAGACTCTATCCCTTGGAGTCAATTTGGAAGGGGCTCCGACAGGAATGGACTCACCTAAGGCCTTGGGCGTGACAACTACATTAATGACAGTTCTATAAGTTGAATTCTTGTCAGGAGTTTTAGTAGCTAATTTTTGAAGGTATTGAAGAACAAGTTTTCTAATATCGTAGTGAACAAACCCCGCTGGTTGTACCGCCAAATTAAATGCAGCAGTGTGAAAAAATGATGGCAATTCTCGAACGACAAGATTCGGGGCATCTTCAAGGTAGGTGAGCCCCTCGATTCCGATTACCTCAAAAACGGCTCCATCAATAATCTTCTTACCGTCATTCCGCAAAGAAACATATAACTTTAATTCCTGCTCTAAGGTAGCCGTCGACCTCAAATCAATCTCTTTGATACCGCCATCTGAAAACTGAAATGCAGATGGTTCTCTTAATCTTCCAAGAGAAATCTCATTAGCTTGGGTCGCTGTTGCAAGTGCTTGTAACGCAATCTCATTGCTGGACTTTGCGCTTTCGTATGCAACGAAAAGCGAAGCTACGCTTAAGAAACAGCTAAAGCCGGTAAACACAAGACTTATCTCTGTTTTAAGAAAGCTTAATATTTTCATTTTCAATAGTTCTTTCATGCGCACAGACTTGCCGTCAAAAGTCAAAAAAGACAATTACAACTCTGTAACGAGGTCTTAAAGTAGCTATCCAATTTTCATACTACTTTGTATTAAATAACATATACAACTTTATCTCTCCACTCCATATGCACGCCAATACCAACGCTGAGTTTCAACTAGCATAAGCGTAGTTTGGGTTGCATCTTGGCGAAGTTGCCTACAACCTAGACCATCTACCTCATTTCTGAAGGCAACAGGTACAACGTCGGAGGAGCCATCAGCAACTCCGAAGGAATTTTCGGAAACGGTGGACAAAACGTCTGAACTGGCTTCGGACTGATAGAGCACCCTCCTAGCAACAGCAGAACGGTTAGCCAACAAACTAGATTTCTTGCGATAGTCATCAGAGATCTCCTTCGATATTTGGTTTTGAACTTGAGCTACATCGGTAGCGTGTTGCTCTTGCTTTGCTTGTGCAATTTGCACGGCTTGCTTCTCAACATCCCACCGGCGCTGCAGACGGGATTGCCCCATCTGCAGGCCTAGTAAAAACGCCATGAGAAGCAACAGTCCCTTGAGAAACAAGGATTTATTCAATTCGAGGAACGCACGGATCCAGCTCATACGCCCTCTCCATCAAGTGACACCAAGTTGTAGGCACCAATCAAACGAATAAGCTTGTCGGCATAGTCAGGGTCCGTGGCATAACCAGCTTTGAGGAGCGCACGCGCAAAGGTCTGGGCCGAAACACACAGGAAGCAGTCTTTGTAGCGAGGGTTGCGTTTCAAGAATGCGGCATGGTCATCCACACTAGCCTGCCATGTCGGGTATTTGCGCCATTTAGCGGGCACGACGACCCACTGCCCTTGGATGAACTCCTTGGTGTCAAGCGTTACGGTGTCACCACGCCACAAACTGTCTGCCTTAATACCGAACAGGTTCTTGGCCGTCTTGGTAAGCCCTGATTCACCCCAGCCAGACTCGAGTGCCGCTTGGCTAACGGTAATGCTGGCTGGTACGCCAGTGGACTTGTGGCAAGCCCGTGCAGCAGGCCCAATGAGTGCAATGAAGTCTTGTGGTTTCACAACATCTCCCTCACGTCTTTGGCGACCTCATCAATTGAGGCATCACGCCGCTCCACGATGAAGTTAAAAATCCACCGAACCAATGCCCAGCCGGGCAAGCCGCAGGCAAATATCAAACCGCCCATGGCGCAAAGGCCCACCGTTGAGAACGCCCAGTGGTGAAGCTGGAAATACTCAATCGTGGTCGCACCACCTCCGATGCTTGAAACCACCGTACTGATCAACCCCACTGTCCACTCGCGCTTATCGCGGGGCGGCGTCATGAGCATGACCACGACAGCAGCAAGCGTCGCACCACTGGCTGCGGCAGCAGCCGTTCCACCAAAGGCTTTGTATGCAGCGGCGGCTCCTGCCACTCCGCTGCTCGTAGGTTCTGGCATTTGATAACTCCCAAAAAAATACCCGCCTGAATCGCTTCAAGGCGGGTTGTGAACAACTCGTTCGTTTATGTTTGATCAGCGGTATGAACGGAAGCGCTTTCTGCAACGCAGGTCACCTCCACCAAATCAGCTCGAGGTTTGACACTCATCACGCGCGCCATCTGGGCCCAGGTCTGCCCCACCCCAAACGCAAAGTGCGTTCGCTCCTCACCTCCACCCGTTTGGATTGCAATGCTCGGCGCTTGCTGCAGCACTGCATGCCGGTCAGTTGTTCCGCGCGTCACGCCAATCGGGTCAGTGACGGAACCATCTACGCGCCTCAAAGCGATGTAGTGATTCGCTCCCGCCAGCCAAGGCAACCGTTCAGAACAGATCAACACCTTTGATGCGCCATCCCAAAACAAGGCCTCACCACTGACGCCCCAGCTAGGCATGTCATGGCTGATAGCCACCAAGTCCCCGTAGGTCGGGATGAGCCCTTCAAGCTCTGTCCTAAAAGTGATGATTCGTCTGCGGTACCGATTGGCCGCTGCGATGTACTTGCCCTCGCGCATCGCTTGGAACTTGTCGGTGCAACCAAAGAGCTTCAAGCGAGCAGGTTTAGACAGGGCCGACCCCGCGAGGGCCACCGTGACCTCATCAGGCTTCCAGCTCTTGGGATTGAAGTATTCAACCGTGACCGCATCCGCTGTCGCATCCCCCGGCATCACGTACTGAATCTTCAAACTGCTGCGCACGATGTTTCGGGTGGAGAACAAGGCCACAGGGATGGTCTTGGGCTCATCTCGAACAATGCGCACGATGCCGCCTTGCAGGAACGGCACCGCACGTCCAGCTCTGGCAATCTGCCCCATGGCATCCCAAACTGTTAGGTTTTGGTCAAACACCCCATTGAACGTATCCCCACGCGCAGACCACACACCATCCAACCGAGCAAGTGCATTCAGATCAACCTTTGCGTCAGGTAAACCTGCCCCATAGCTTGAGCGCGCTGCATCTGCAAATGCCCAAGCAATCGAACGAGTGGCTTGGGGCGAACTCCACCCTGTGGTCTTTGACCAAACAGGGAGTTTTCGTGTGACCAAGCAGTTCACCAAACGTGATGACCGCTGCGACAAGTTGTCTGTTGCCCGCATGCGCAATGCCAGCAAGGTCAAATCCGATGGCAATGATGGATTGACCAGATAGCCCTTGGCCTGTCCCCAGCGAAGCTCATGTCCCGCACGGTTGCTGGTGTCTTTGGTATCTAGCCTTTGAACGCGCACCTCATAGCGACCGGCCCCTACCCCGTACTTGTAGGTTCTGCGTTGTGCCGTATTGGTGGCTGCCGAATAGGACTCATCCGCAAGATGGATCCATCCCGAGGTGGCATCTCCATCGTCGTTGATGGTTCTCGCCTCAACACGCCACTGGACCGCACGACTGTCTAGCGTCCCACTGTCTGTTGCGTAGTAAAGACCACGCATCATGACCACATCAATCCCTATTTGATTGATTTGAGTCCCCACAGGATTCAGCGCAAATGGTCCGATGATGCTGCCGCCCGTGTCTGCGACGGCAATCAACTCCTGCCCCGTCACCTCAGCCGCTGTCACCACATCGTTGTTAAACAAGGTGTTTTGACCGCCTGGCTCTATGACTTGCGCCTGCACTTCTTCAAATGAGGCAATCGGACTGTCATCAATCGAGAGCTCTTCAAACTGAAAATGCCCAATGCCGATCACATGGAGCTGATGCAGGTACTCCTCGTTGTTGACATACTCGGTGTATGGCATTGCAGCCAAATCCGGATAAATCAAATGCTGCCCATACACAACAGGAATCGGCTGGGACAGTCGCCCATAGTTGCCACGCGCCTGCAGTGAGTAGGTTGGACTTGGCGAAGATGAGCTGGCCGTGGCATTGGGCAGGCTCTGATTGGGCAACGGCACCAAGGCATTAACGATGATGGAACCCGTCACAGCAATTGCCGTTGAGGCCACCGAAGTCGCGACTGCCCCCGAATACCCGAAAGAAGCGGCCAGTTCAGCACCATAGGCATTGGCCACGACCAATACGGCAATCATCAAAACCGTCTGCAACGGATTCTTACCCCCGCCTCCACCGCCTTGCGGCAGCGACACTAGTGCGATGACATCTCCTGCCTCAATGAGGGTCACGCAGCGTTCAGCCATCAGCACAGGCTTACCGTTCTTGAGCACCAGCGTTGGTTGCTCAAAAACGATCAGCTCTTGGTGCATCCATTGGCTGATGGTTGGATTTCCCTGCACATGATGGACATCACGCTCATGGGGATCGAACGGGTTTCGGAGCCAAACTACGACACCGTCATTGCTGCTTGGCATGGTTCATCTCGAAACGCATAAAACCCCTCGACTCGCCAACCATGACGGTCAAGCGCCCACAAGTCCTGAAACACCACACCCACACCTTGCGCGCAATGCAGCACGCCTCCGCCATCGATGTCTAGCCAGACACCGACATGCACCGGATATCTGGACTGACGCATCAGCACAGCATCCCCATGTTTTGGATTCGGGACACGCCGCCAGCGTTTGCGCTCGGGGTGTTCGTTGAATGTCTTAAGCACCACTCGCAGATCAAGCGCATCCACAGGGATGAGCGGAAGCTCACGACCGAAGTGATTTCTCTGCACCCATAAAAAAAGGCCCCAACAGTCAAATGACTCGGGGCCTCGTGCGCCTGCTATCCATGGGCGACCGATGTATCGATGCGCCCAGTAACCGTCTGTTGGCTTCATGACTTACCCATCACCGGGCAAGTCCCGGAAACTCTGTGGAGGTGTACAGCCGACCTGGAAACGCTTTGTTCCCGATATCGACCATTCGCGCCCTTGCGGTCACTCGCATCACATCCGCCTCCACCTCGGTTAGTACCAGCGTGATGGGAGGATCCATCTGCGGCCCCTCGACATCGTTTGACAAGTACGGGCGATAGGTCACTTCGATGGAAGCTTCTGACTCCGACGCAGCATCAAGGTGTTTGACGATTTCGCGTGAAACGTTGTCCAAGGTCAGCACGACCTCAGGAACAGGTGCGATGTCCACTGGAGGCAAATCCAAATCGAACCCCATGGCTACGAACCTCACCGTTTCACTTGAGTTCAACGGTGCTGAGGCTTCGAGGCGAGCAAAGAGGTCTTGTTGGTCTCGCACCACCCGGATAGCTGTTGTCACGCCCGACTCGTTTTTAAAGTCAGGATGACGCAGCTCCAAGGTGTGCAGGATCACCACATCAGAAGGTGCGCTCGCATATGCCTCTCGCAACGCCTCTGAAAGCGTGACATCAGGCATGCGTCACCCGAACTGGAAATGGTTTTACAACCCGATCGCGAGGCGCAACGACGCTCATGTCACCGTTACTTTCCACGAAATCGAGACAAATGACTTCGACTGCATCAACTCCGTCACGTCGAATCGATTCCCCCTCGATGCGCGTCAGAATCAAACCTTGGGTCTGGTAATAGATCGCAGCCGCCAAGACAGCCAGGTTGTGGCTGAATGAGTTATCACAGGCAGCACCCCAATAGTCATCCTCTAGGAATAGACATGCTCCTTTGCATAACTGAGCGACTGGGCAGCGAGGACATTCGCTTCTCGTACTGAAGTGATAGGCCGTATTGAGGCTTATTTCTTCAAACTGTTCAACATGGCCAATTTTGTGATTTGTCGAAGCACTCATGTTTTGACAAGTCATCACATTGCCCTTCATATCTACGGCAATCGAATCATCTCTGTCCATTCCACACTTCTGACCAAGAGCGTCTAGAGGTCGTGACTGCGCCTGCGATCTCATGAATTCATCGACTTTGTCACGCATCGTCCCGACTGCCATGCCAGA